GCTAAATCAACAAAAACTTTTTACTTAACAAACAAAGATTTGTTAAGAGAAATACATAACAGCAAGATGTCTTACTGCTGGTCAAAGGATGACGACTTTACTCATTTCGATATTATTGTTACTGGCTTTGAGGAAATTACGCAAGAAGCGATTGCCGAAGCTAAACAAAATAGAGCATCAAGATTGCAAAAACTAGCACACCAGGTAGAGGTTAAACGTTGGGAACAAGGTTTAACAGGAAAGAAAACTAAGCCAAGAGCAGCAGATTTTGCAGTTGACATTGAAACTATTAAAGACAATGATATAGTAGTAAGAGTAATGACGTTTGATCATGTACCACTAGAAAACAGAAAGAATAAACCAAAAACAGAAGCAGACTTACATTCTAAATGTAACTTCCCACCATTTAAGCACTATGCTATGATGCGTGGTAAATGGAATGAAGTGTCACGAAGCCATTGGGAAGGTGGTAAAGACAATGGTCACTTTAATGTACATCATGGACAAACAACAGATAGTCTAGCAAAGATGTATATTAAATTATGTGAACGTTATAGTATGCGAGGGAACTGGCGTGGTTACACATATGTAGATGAGATGCGTGGCCAAGCATTATTACAACTTGCACAAATTGGATTGCAATTTAATGAATTAAAAAGTCAAAATCCATTTGCTTATTATACCGCGGCAATTAATAATAGTTTTACAAGAGTTCTGAATTTAGAAAAACGTAGTCAGAATATTAGAGATGACTTACTAGAAGAAGAAGGGCTAAACCCAAGTAATACAAGGACATTCAATGCTGAATGGGCCTCTCATCTTGAAAACATAAAAAAACTAGCAGAACAAAATCCAACCTTAAAGAAAAGCAAAATAACAGAATACACCGAAGACGAAGAAACAGGAGAATAAATGTTTTTTGATAAAGCGGTGATCTTTACTGATATTCACTTTGGTATGAAGAATAACAGTAGATATCACAACCAAGACTGTGAAGATTTTATTATATGGATGATCAATGAAGCTCACGAAAGAGGCATCAAAAAATGTTTCTTTTTAGGCGATTGGCATCATAATCGTGCTAGTATCAATGTTAGCACACTAAATTACACCACTAGTAACTTACGAAGACTCAATGAGAGCTTTGACGAAGTCATAATGATTACAGGTAATCACGATTTGTATTATCGTGAGAAACGTGAAATTCATAGTTTGTCAATGATTGAAGACTTTAAGAAAATAAAAATGATAAACAATGAAATGTTTATTGAAGATGGTGTAGCATTTATTCCATGGCTATGTGACGATGAGTGGAAAAAATTAAAAGAAGTAGAATGTAAATTTATGTTTGGTCATTTTGAATTACCAAACTTTTATATGAATGCTCTTGTACAAATGCCCGACCACGGCGGACTTAAAGCAGAACACTTATCAAAACCTGAAAAGGTTTTTAGTGGACACTTTCACAAACGCCAAGTACAAGGTAATGTAATTTATCCAGGCAACTGCTTCCCCCATAACTATGCTGACGCATGGGATGATGAGAGGGGTTGTATGTTTTTAGATTGGGATGGAACAATTGAATATGCTCAATGGCCAGATGCTCCTAAGTACAGAACTTTAACATTAAGTAGATTAATAGACGATCCAGACAAATACCTATCTAATAAAACGCATTGCCGTGTAAGTTTAGATGTTGGCATTACATATGAAGAAGCAAACTTTATTAAAGAAACATTTGCTAAACAATATGACTTGCGTGAGATTGCTCTTATGCCTAGTAAAAAAGAAGAACATACAAACGACTGGAACAAGGGTGTAGACATACAAGTTGAGAACGTAGATAGTATTGTGCTGTCACAACTTGAATCAGTACAAAGCGATACTATTAAAAAGAAACTACTAGTAGATATTTACAGAGGGCTAACAACATAAATGCTAATAATTAAGAATATCACCGTAAAGAATTTTATGAGTGTGGGTAACGTCACACAGGCTGTTCATTTTGATAATGCAGGATTAACACTTGTATTAGGTAACAACCTAGACTTGGGTGGAGATGGTTCACGTAATGGCACAGGTAAGACAACAATTATTAATGCATTAAGTTATGCATTGTTTGGTAGTGCGTTATACAGTATTAAAAAAGATAACTTAGTTAATAAAACTAATAATAAAAATATGATTGTTACTTGTGATTTTGAAATGAATGGCATAAGTTATCGTATTGAACGTGGACGCAAACCTAATGTATTTAAGTATTTGGTCAATGATGTGGATAGCAATGACGATGGTATTACAGATGAAATGCAGGGCCAAGGTAGAGAAAGCCAGCACGTAATTGAACGAACATTAGGTATGAGCCATACTATGTTTAAGCATATTGTTGCATTAAATACATACACTGAACCATTTTTAAGTATGAGAGCAAATGATCAGCGTGATATGATTGAGCAGTTGTTGGGTATTACACAACTTAGTGAGAAGGCTGATATTCTAAAAGAGCTATTAAGGAATACTAAAGATACAATAACAGAAGAAACATATAGACTTAAAGGAATTGAAGATGCCAACGATCGTATTAATAATAGTATTAAAGATCTTGAGCGTAGAGATAAGGTATGGACTTCTCAACTAGAAGAACGTATTCAAGAATACACTAGTGAAATACAAGCGTTAGAACACATTGATATTGATAAAGAAATACAAGCACACGAAGAATTTGCTGAATTTAATGAAAAGAAAGACCAAATAGATACTTTAAACGCCGAAATAGCTAGACTTACAAGTAGTTCCGAGCGTGAACAGAGGCGTTTAGATAAAGCACAAGACGACTTAACTTCTACATTAGAACATAAATGTTATGCATGTGGGCAAGATATTCATGATGAGCAACATGATAAAATAGTTTCTCAAAAAACAGAACTTGTTGACGAAAGTCAAAATCAAATTAAAGACGAGAAGGAATTAATAGAATCATACACAAACGCAATTAATGACATTGGTGAACTTGGAATTGCTCCTATAATAGAATATAATACTTTACAAGAAGCATATAAGCATCAAAGTAAAATAGATAAACTACAATCATCATTAACTAGTGCAGAGAAAGAAACTAATCCATATATAGAACAAATTGATATTTTGAAAGACACAGGGTTACAAGATGTAGATTGGGATGAAGTAAATAGACTTGAAGAACTACGAGAACATCAAGACTTTTTGTTAAAACTATTAACTAATAAAGATAGTTTTATTCGTAAAAAGATTATTGAGCAAAACTTACAATTCTTAAACATACGTTTAGAATATTATATTACACGACTTGGGTTGCCGCACGAAGTAGAATTCCAAAGTGACTTAACTGTAACTATTACACAACTTGGACAAGACTTAGACTTTGATAACTTGTCACGTGGTGAACGCAATAGACTTATACTTGGACTTAGTTGGGCATTCCGTGATGTTTTTGAGAGCATGAACCATCCTATTAATTTTGTTTGTATAGATGAACTTGTTGATAGTGGTATGGACACAGTTGGTGTTGACAGTGCATTAGGTGTGTTAAAGAAAATGGAACGTGATAGAGAAAAGAATATTTTACTTATTTCACATAGAGATGAATTAGTGGGCAGAGTTAGTCGTGTGCTACAAGTTACTAAAGAAAACGGCTTCACTACATTTGATACTGAAGTGGACATAGTAGATTAGATATAGTGAATAAACAAGAAGAATTAGATTTAGAAGATGGGACAAATCCCGAATATGTATTATTACATGCACCAAATACAATAAAAGAATCAGAGCTAGGTATAGATACTTTAGAGATGATTAGGAAAACAATTAATGAGTGGATCAAGGAACAGCAATAATTGCCCATGGACTTATAATAATGTTGTAGTAGATGAATTACCTACAGATGTTGAAGGATTTGTATATGTAATTACAAATCTTACTAATAATAAAAAGTACATAGGTAAAAAACTAGCAAGATTTAAAACAACCAAGCCTCCACTTAAAGGTAAAAAGAATAAAAGACGTGGATTTAAAGAAAGTGACTGGAGAGACTATTGGGGCTCATCAGATCATTTAAATGCAGATGTACTTACACTTGGTTCGGATAAGTTTACTAGAGAAATTTTACATTACTGTCCTAGTAAAGGTGTGCTAAGTTACATGGAAGCAAAAGAACAATTTGACCGTAGAGTATTAGAAACTGATGAATACTACAACGGCATTATTAACGTAAGAGTAGGTAGTTCAAAAATTCTTACGGAACACTTGAGAAAGGGTTGACAACACACTAAACTCTTGTTATACTAACAAAAGTAGTGTTTTAACTCTATTATCAGCTAATAATTAAAGCATCAGATAATTAATAGTATAAAACCAAAACTCACACAGACATAAAGTCCAGCAATTAACGGCACCAATTTAAACACAACCCCAGGCTAATAAAAACTAACACAGGCTACAAGGCTCTGACTGGTTGAGATTCGCTCAACCCACCTTGAGGTTACGTGTACTCACGTGACTAGATACTGGTGTGCCAAACAACGTCAATGCACTGATTTGACAAATCAAAAAGATCAAGCTCTCCTAACACATTTGGAACTTGAGGACAGCACAAAGTCGATACTATGGCAATGTGTGTTTCTGCGTTATTAAGCAGTATGTAATAAGGGTACAGCGTAACCGCCCTTCCTAGGTGTTAAACTAGGTTTACTATAGTATTGTGTGTGGATATCATTGTAAAGGTATTTTAGCACTTGGCCTGCATAAGGCTAAGTGTGAATAAAAAATCTTGTAAAAGCAATATCATTAGTTCATATAAATAAGTATACAAACACTTAAATCACTATTAACTAAACTAAAGAGCGTAGCAAGAACAGCGAACAAAGCGTTAGCTTTGTGAAGCTGATGATGTCGTAGACATCAATTATAATAGAGAAGTATGTATATGACGTTGGACGAATTTCAGATTAAATTTTTAAAATTTGCAGAAGAATCAGTAGAACCTTTAAAGGGTGACGGATATCCTGTATGTCCGTATGCTAAGAGTGCAAGAATTAAAGAAGCATTACAGTTTATTGATGCACGTGAAGATATTACGGTTTTAGAATCATTTGACCATATTAAGTATCAAATGGCTATTGCGTGGTTGGGAGATGTAGATGATATGTCTTCTATAGAAAAAACGTGTGAAGAGCTTAGAGAAAAACATCCGCACTTATTATATTTTACTAGTACAAGAACAAGTGGACATTTTGTAAAGAATTTTACTGACTGTGTGTTTGTTCAAAGAAAAAGCGATCTACTGGAGAAACGTAAACATTTACACAATAACACCACATATTATGACAGTTGGCCAAAAGATTATTATAATCTAATAATGGGCCATTAATTATCGCTTACTCATAGCGGCTTTGTTTGCTTTATTCTGTTCATCAACACGATTATTCATACGTTCTATTAACATCTGAATACTATTCACTGGCATTTCCATAATATCCTTATAACTAAACGCACCTTCACTGCGAATAACTATATCTAAATAGCTACCTTCAGTAATTTTCAGGTCCTTTTCGTATTTTTCTATTAACTTTGCTATTTCTTCGGGCTGACGAGAAGCTATCAGCCCTCGAAAAAATTTGCGACATCTAAGTCTACGCCAGTTTTCCAGGTATGTCCACAATCTTGACAAGAAGCATTAAATTCAGTTTCTAATCCACTTTCACTTAATTCTTCTATTTTGCTTCGAATTATTTCGTAGTCAGGTTTAGTAATACTTTGCAACCATTCTCTAATAAGTTCTTTGTCAGTAATAACATCTGTGTCTTTACCTTGTACACTTGTAACACTGTTAGTAATTAAGTTAACAGTAAGTTCAGCAATTTCAACAAATGTTTTTCCAAAAAGAGTTTGTCTTTGTGTATCGTCTAGTTTTTCGCTAGCCAATCCTTGGATCATTTTTCCTTGTTTAATTTGTTGAACTTGTAGTAAAGTACGATCTGTTAACGTGTAAGGGTTACAAACA